CCCCACGGGCAAAGCGCAATTTGCACTATATCGAACATCTAATGTAAATCCATTTGATGCCAATAGGCCATCTTCTGTGTTAAAAAAGTACACATTACCAACGCCTTTGCCGTCTCCTTGGTCATTGTAATCGAACACAAGCGCAATCATATTCCAGGCATCGGTTCTAATGTTTCCGCTATCTACACCATTTGTGTAACTACCACTCACATGTCCCGCACAGAACCCAGAATTATTGCCGATGATGACCTGGCCGATGCCCGTGCCGGTTCCGGCATCAAACGTAGCTCCTTGCACACTAAGTCTAAGTCGGCCATAAGTCTCTGACATGGTAGAAGATAAATTGGCAACCAATCTCCAAGTTTCACTGGCGTCACGGCCAATAATAGTTGGAAGCTCATGTAGATTGGCACGTTCGGCATCCGAAGCAGAACTTTGAATAGGTTTGTACCAAAGTACCCAGGACTGTGTATTGGCATTACGAACATCATCATGGGACCTTAACGTCAGCCCAGATTCTTTGAATACTCCAAAAGAATTACTACTGGCCCCATAAATTCCCGAATTCGCAAATGCAAACTCAGAAAAATTATTTGCGGCCTTGTGTATATCGTAGTTATAATCACCACGCCAACCAGGAGTTGTGGCATGATAACCATGACCACTGGCATCAAACACAACAGGTTGAAATCCTAAATATCCCGCAGGATTATATGTATTTGCAGTTGTTCGGTCTCCGCCAAAGGCATCGCTACTATACGAATAATTAACGTGTGTTCTTAAAAATGTTTGAATTCCAGGGCGATCTGGCTCAGTTTGATGTTTACGATCTGCAAGATACAAGACATCACTAATTCGGGGACCTCTAAACTCAAAGACGCCGGCGCCGACGTCATGGTTCAGATTGTGTGTAGTCGGACTATTTTCACTCTCAGGTAACATACCATCCAAAGAATTGACTCTCACATCTTCTGGATGATATTGATTCATTCTCCACCATCCCTTGAGTCCTTCGTCTACTCCAGGAACGGTTGTGAAATTAAAAATTGAATTGGCATGAACATCTACTGGATCGGGAACGCCAATATTTGGATTATAAGCAAGTGACGAAAGGCCTAAGGCAACCGAATTTGTTAATGCTCCACGATTATCTGATTCGGCAAAGAATGAATTTGCGTCTGTATATTGCGAAAAGTCATTATAATAGATCGTCTCTAACGGACCTTCTGCATATCTGGCTGCACCGACTTCACCATTATGTGGACCTGTAATATCAACAGTGGGAACAGAACCATATTTGTACCCCGGATCTAAAATGTTCAATCCAGTAATTGCACCAGAAGATGCATTGACAGTTGCAACTTCGGCCGCTGCATACTCACCACCAGATCCACCAGAGATAGAAAGCCGATCACCAACTTTATAATTAGAACCAGGATTCGTAATATTTAAATTGTTGACCATTCCATATAATAATACTTGAATAACTGTTCCGTCACCCACATTGTCTGTCTGGACACTTTCGCCTGCACTAAATGTTCCTATCTTATGACTGACCTCCATTTGGACAAATCGAAACCCTGAAGCCGAAACCGTTTCTTCTGCGGATTCTATAATGGCCGTGGCTCCAGACATTGTGCCTTTTATTTTTCGACCAAGCAAATTTGATGTCGTAACTGGTACATCATCTCGCAGAAAGTCAGTGTTCGGAATTTCTGTTCGTAGAATTGTGACATTGCGCCAATCTGCATCACTGGGTCGCAACATATCAGCTTCAGGAAGATAGACAGAAACATCTTCGCCATATAACAATCGAAATAAAAACTTGAACGAGTTTTCTGTGCCCCGACTCTTATAGAAATCGCGAATATTCTTTAGTGCAGTTCTTATGTTCGTATCTGCATGTAGATTTCGAGGAAGATCAATTGCAAATTCTTTCTTTATATAATCAATATATTCTTCTAGTGTTTCGTCAATATTTTTGGTGTCACGCAAATCCAAAGATGCACGACTCGCTCCAGCCTTGAGGCTTTCTACAGAAATCTGTGGCCAATACCTGGTACCACTCTGTTCACCATAAATTTCATAGCCCGGGTCAAATCTCTTTTGAGTTCCTCCAAACGAAGTGGCTATGATTGTCTTGACTGTGGTATTGCTCGACCACGAAAAAACTTTGGCTATTGCAGTAATTTCGGAAGGACTATCAGGATTAGCCTTCTGAATAATCCGTTCGCCGACAGTAAACGAAGTATTTGCATACGTTTTTCCCTGGGGATTATATACCCGTGGATCAGGATTTGCAAGAATCAGAGGTATTTCTGTCGGAGGATCAGTCTCTTCCAAAAACTCATAATAGGATCTCATAAACTGAACAAAATTATCGTGATCTTCCTTGACAAAATCAGGAAGCTGTTGATTCAGAATAAGTGAAGTCTTATTTGAAGAGAATGAATCTACCATAAATTTTAATAATCAAATCCTGTGCCTGATGACCCAGTTCCAGTTCCAGTTCCCGAATCAGATGAGCCTACAGCCCTAGATTGATTTCGGGTTGTTTGTAATGTTCCCTGCAACCCGGACGCATCGTCAAACATGTGAACGGTCAAGTCTGAAGGCTTCAATGAAATAAGTTGATTGTTCAGAGGAACAACATCTCTCTTTTCGGGCACTACAATAATAGAAATTGTTGAGCCTGAATCTGCCAAAAATCCAACAAGGTCGAGTTGACCAGTCACATAATTTACAGTCCCAATTTCGGGTGCGACAAGGGTGCCTCCAGAATAAATATTCAACATACCATCTTTATCCCGCAAAAAACAGCCAACATAACCCGCATAATTAAAACTTGTACTAGTAATTGCTCCCTCATGCCCTATATGGGGACGATAAATGGGATTACCAAATTGCAAAGTAAAGTTTTGAATTATCCCTACAACAGGAACAATTTCTTTTCGGATCTTTATTGTCGTATCATTATTCACAATACCTACGTTATGTTGGTCAATTGCATTCAACAAATTAGAATACCTAAAGTATGTACCAAATCGTTCTAGATTGTCTTGGCCCCAATTGATAATTTCATTCTTAATACTGGCCAACAATGCAGATTCAGTTGTCGGAGTCAGGCGACTGTCCCACTTGACCTCCGAGTCAACAATCAAATATATGTAATCAGGATCAACTAAAATAGGATCAATTGTGATTACATTTCTCGACTTTAGAATATTTGTTTTTATGTTTTCCCTTTCGGTATCTGATAGAATATATCCCTGCTTGGGCTTAATAGATACATAAACCTTACCATAATTTGGCGGAACGTGATCTTCACCGCCCCAACAATGAACGGCATCAACTTGAGGATAATCAGCCAATACCTTTACTACATAATCGTCTGTGGTCACAGCCCTGTTCTGAGATTCATAATTTCGTGGGGCAAGATACTTAATCGACTCTAAAGTCTCTCTGTCTTCTCCCGCTGCGGCTTGAGCTATTGTTGTTGTTATTGGTATATATGTAGTCGTATCACCCTCGATACCAGAACCATAAAATGGAGATTTAATTGGATCTGCATTGAATATTCGTGCTCCATTTCCAATTTCACCTTCGGATATAACATAGGTAATATCAATCACATTTCCATCTTCTGGTTTATTTCCTATATTCCCATCACCAAAATAAATTTCATATTTTTCGTCGGCCGTTTCTTGTATAAAGAATACATTACTGGCCGTGCCCAAAGCTGCATAATCCTTGGCCAATGTATATACAGTACCCGATGTTCCTGATAAAGTGTCTGTCACCAAGACAAAAACCATGGACGTATCTACGCTAGAATTTGGAATAATAAAATTTTGTTTGAACTGCGAGTTATACACATATTGGACAGAAGTAAATAATCCTTGCACAAGTTCCATATTAGAAACATTATATGGAACAACAGCTCCGCTGGATTGAAGAAACCCTCCTGAAGTATTTGCGACAGGATGTGCAGTATGTGATGTTGATGTAACAAAACTATAGGTTTTATCTTCTAATTCTGTAGTAAAAACAGATCCTCTAGGAACAAGAACCGTGGTTCCTTGTCTTTCAACCGCGCCTAAATCACTTGGCACAAATGAAATGCTAACATTGGCCCTGGCTGACGTGACAGACCTTGGAGTATATCCTAGCTGTTTGGCCAATGAGACGACAGACGATCTAATTGTGGCTGTGTCCAAAAACATTTCATTGGCAATCATGTTGGTATAGAAGGCATTGTAATGTGTATTGTAGGCAAGAAGATCCAAAAGAACCGACAGACCAGATCCCTCGTAGTCATAATCGGTAAATTGTCCTTGTCCTTTGAGATAATTTTTGAAACTTTGCTTGATTAAATCAAAATCTAGTTCGGTAACTTTTAATTTTTTTGTGGAATTGATTGGCATGTTATCTAATTCTCTCTAAAAAGAAATTAACGGTTCGGGACTCTGGGCGGTTTAATATAAAAAATATTAATCGGACATCATATCTATTTTTATCGGGGTTTGCACGAACTTCCACATCTGTTAAATTCACTCTTGGTTCAAAATTATCAATCACCTCGACTATTGTATTATGAATCGTAATTGCAGTAGAAGGTAGAATATTGTCAAAAAGCGAATTCCGAATTCCACATCCAAGCTCTGGATGAAAAGGGCGTTCATAGTGATTTGTCATTATCAAATTTTTCAACGAACGAATTACTGCCTTGTCTTGCGTCAAAGGAGACAGTTTTCTGGTATTTGGATGAGCAATAAAATCTAAATCTAGATCCGAAAACATCTTATTTTTAACTGATAATTGTGCCATGATACCTTCCCGGTAATTATGAACTATTTATATGAATTTTCCTTATGAAGTGTTGGCTATTGCATTTTGAACCGCAATAGATGATCCTCCAGGAAGCGTTGTTCTGGACATAAGATCAATTATATGAAGGGCTTCAGTTCTCTTCTGCAACCAATCTTGGGCCTCGTAGATAAATGTGTTGGCCGGAGTTACACCCTGTGGTTGACTGCCAGGAGAGTCTACCAAGAAACCCTGAATCATATTATTATAATTTTGAATCCTGGAACGAAAATGTAAATAGACATCCCTCGGGGTCATGCTCTCTGCTGGATGAACACCGTCGATCTTGTCAATTTCCAAACCAGGAGGGCGCAAGCCAGCAACAGAATCAGTACCATTTGCAGTATAAAGCCACATGGCTATACTATTAATAGAAGGTGCATTGGAGTTTTTTAGTTGGATTAGAACGGGCCCGCCGCTGGCAAACGAATAATTATTAGCTGCAAATGGAGAATTATTACTTATGAGCGAAACACTCGTAGCATTGATAGATGTGGACACAATTGACTGGGCATTATGTGTCGAGTTGGCTGCATCATAAGATGTGGCCAACGAAATAACTTGACTAAAATGCGAAAATTTAGCAGCCAACTCAGAATGATATAAAGGAATATATAAAAGGTCCGTATCTGGTTTAGGAACAGCACCACTTATGAAATCCGTCCATGCAGCAAAACTATATAGATTGTGATAACACCAGACCATATTATTGGCCAGATCATATAAGTTGGCCAAAGATAAGGCGTAGAACGTAAGGTCACTATCACTATCACGCAAACCTCCGGTATGTTCTCCGTCGGTCATATACCTGAATAAATTCTTTTGGCTTTGCGTATTAGTTAAACCATCTGTATCCCAATTAAGAAATTCACCTGGTTCATCTAGGGGAAGAGGATCTATCTCCTGCTCATACGTTGAACTTCCAACTTGTTTAACCCCTAGATGCTCTAATTCAGTAACAATACTATGCAATATACCAGTTATATCATATGCATATTGATTATATTCAGAATCGTATGCGCCCGGAAACACGACATCGGATGAACCGGTAAAGATGGCACGAGCCCACTTGTGCGGATTAGGACCAAACGCCGTTGGGGATGCCATGGCGTCCATCAGTTGAAAGGTATTAGCTGCCATAATAATTATCCTCCGCAGAACACATCAAGGCTACCTACATCCGACACTTTAGATCCACATGCCACAGGATCACCCGCGCGCGCAATTGCCAACCCGTTTACTTTAACAGAAGACGAACCCCCAGACAACACACTAGCATGGCAATCAGGACTACTGCCCGGGCGGCAATGTATAGCCCAAGGATCACCCTCCCGGTGAATCGGAAGCCCATTCACCTTTATATCAGGAGATCCTCCTGTACTGACCCGGGGAGGCCAGGTGCCATGCCCCGTACAAAGATCCCCTACTCTATGCACACTTAATCCACGTCCCATTTCTATCTCCTGTTTATAAATCCATCTAGCTAGGTGGATTGAGTTCAATAGGTGAGCCCTTAATTTCTGTGGCACCCTCAGATGTAGTAGTATAGTCTCCAGCAACCTTCTGTGTTTTGTCGCCACCAATGTCTTGTGTTTCGTTATCACCAACAGTCATAGTATGAAACTTAGCAAACGCTTCAGTCGAATTGCCGACAACAGCCATAATATGATTCCCGCCTATAGCTTCGGACGAATTCCCGGAGACGGTCTCCGCCTTTCCTCCGCCGCGTATTTCTTCCTCTAGATCGCCAAATAAAATCGTGTTGCGCGATGTAACATTATCGGCATCGGCCTCAAAGGCTTTGGCGTTACCATAGGTCTCGATTGTGGCCCCATCTACGTTAAGTTTGTAGTCATTGGCATATTCAATCTTTACATTTCCGCCTTCGTTGCCTCGCCCCTTACCTGCCTTTTTGATGTCAATTCCTTTTCCAACATAATGAAAATAATTAGAGTGATGGTCGTGTGTCACCTCATCTGCAACTTGTTCAGTATATTTGCCTTTGACTAGTAAATTATAATTGCCATCAACCTGATGTGTAAAATTGCCTTTGGTGTAAAAATTGCAGTCGCCTTCAATGGTGACAACTGCACTACCTTGAATGTTGACTTTATTATTTTTAACATATACAGTAAAATTATCTCCAACAATTTTTTCTACCCTACTACCATCAGAAAACACCTCATAGTATGTTCCTGACCGGTGAGATTCTTTGATGCGTTCAAACCCCGGAGTATCATCAGCCTCAAACAAATGCCCACTCTCTGTTTCGCGAACATGATTATATGGATACTTTGCATGGAACGGATTCTCTGGTTGTTGAATAGTAGGATTGGGGGCTCCATCCCAGGCAACAGGAGTGTCGGCTGGGCAATCTTCCTTATGTTTACCTACAGCATGATATGAAGTATGAGGGCGATTATCGGGGGTCTCTACAAATGTCGCAACGGCAACGTCAAATGTTCGTCGCGAATCATGAATTTCGGTTAAAGTATCTAATTTTTCTCCTCGGGCTTGTCTTGGAGTATTTGCCTCAATATTAGTGGGATCTGCTTCCTTTGCTTCTGATTGTGGATAATCTTCAGAAACAAGAAATCCACCACCCTCCAAATCAGGAACTAATTTTTTGGGAGCATAGGCTACAGTATCATTAGATATGTCCCTAACCCGATCATCTGTAAATCCTTTGGCGCCGGGAATTCTATAGTCCAATCCAACAAAAGGCAAGGGCTCAATATCATGGCCGGCATCATTCTTTTTCATAAAAGCTGGAGGAAGTCTAGTATGAGGAAGACGCACTCCTGCGGATCTAGCAAATAATTTTTCTAATGGTTTAATCATTACACTTTAACCAATTCATTCTGAGAATTAAATTTAAAACTTCCCTTAGTCTTAGTATGAAATTCTTCAGGAACATGATTTGGATCATATCCAGCGTCAATTGCACTACTAACATTAATATCATATGAACTTGGATGCCAAGGGCCCGTGCCCGGCAAGACACGCCACGACGAAACGCCGATTGGATGAAGACCCAATTTAGGTTCAGGTTTCAGATAACGCCCTGGAATAGGTGGCCACTCGCCTCTTCGCGTAAAGGCATCTATTAGGAAAAGTCTTCGGTCCTCGCTTTCTTGCCACTTTTTATCAACCTTCTTTTGGGTAAAACCATCTAGTTCATATTTTTTAGTAAACCATGCATCAATGAGAGCATTTATTTCCCCCATAGTTATCCCAGGCACAATAAATGGATCGGCAATTACTATATCAGAACGCCCCCAACTTCTTTTTATGACCATCCTGTTGTTCTTCATTGCGACACCGCGAATAAATATAGGATACAGACCAGAGAATAGGCGGGTAGTTTCGTCACTCATTAAGTCTCGGCCACCGAATGTAGTAAACTCTCCTGCATTAATGCCGACGCCGATGCCAACTGTTCTGTATTCAGGATCATCGAGGATCGGATGTTCAATCAATATAGGAGAATTGCTTCGTGGAACAGCAGATTTTGTCGTTTCCGCGACAGCGGCAGTTGCTTCGTCGGGGGTTTCTGATATAGTTCTAACTACCTCAACACCATCTGCATTAGTAACCTTTTCAGTTTTTGCTTCTGCGGTTGCAGCATTTTCTCCTCGTCCCTCTTCATCTAATGCCGGAGACTTTGCATTAAACTCCGCCTCTGCGCTTCCAGGTTCACCTGTCAGACACTCTGAAGCCTTTTTAAATCCACCAAAGGCACCTGCCAACACAGCTCCAGGAAGCCCCAACGCATTCATACCCAAAGAACTAAGGTCAATTGCACCAGAGTCTATTGCCTTCTTAGCCGCTTCTAGCTTTGAATATCCATTAGCAACCTTATCAAATTCTACGGCAAGATTTTCTTCAACTTTCGCGGCCGTATCACGGACAGCATTATTCGCAGCCATTGCCAACTTTTTCGCTGCCGAGGAACCTTTGTTCGCCAATGCCTTCATCAGGTCAGAAGGCGATGGGGGATTTTTAAATACATCTCCTAAGGCGGCTGAAATATCAGGAATTTCAGGCAACTTAGGAAAAGACACGCCGGGAATTACGGGACAAATTGGTTCGCTAGGCATTGCTCCGGTGACGGCATTGTCGGTGATGCCGGGTAGTGCAATATCTTCGACTGCTATACCTATCGTCTGCACTGCACTGGCTGCCGAAGAAGTAAGCCCAGGAGTATTCGGTAAAGATTCAACTGCCGAAGAAGTAAGCCCGGAAGCATTCGGTAAAGATTCGATTGCCGATTCGGGTTCATGTGTAGTGCCATCATGTGCCATTATGCAATACCTCCTTCGGCTCCAGACTTCGCTGCGGCCAATTGTGACGGAGCATCCAAAATACCAACATGAATATGATCGTCATGCTTCGATGCATTATCAGTCCATAATATTTCTAAGGCAACGTCATTCTCGACCGACCAGTTTTTAAGCCAGGCTACAATAGGAGCTTGTCTTTCCCTAACACCTAATGAAGAATCTCCGGTATACGATCCACCAGTTCCAATATCAATTGCACGGTCTTCTGCATGTTCAATACTCACATGTTCGGTACTATATCCTCCATGCTTTGAATGTTCAGAAACCTTACTGACTCCTACACTCGCCCCCTTAACATCAACACCAAGTTCTGCGGCTATGTCAGATAAGATTTTCTTAGCATCAAAAGTTGTATTTACTGGAGGGCTCACATAGGCTCCTGTGTTTATTGTTCCTAAAATCATTCGATCTTGTGCATCTTCACCATCTCGAAAGAATCCAAGAACCCACGTTCCTTCTTTTGGAGAATGAACTTCTCCCTGTGCGCTATTGAGCGGAAGCATAGGATAGGCCCAAGGAAGATGTTCTGTTGGAACTTCTTCTCGACTTTCACTATCAAATCCATATGCACGAACTCTCATTCTCCCAATCCCGAGGGGATCCATTCGGTCTTCTATGACGCCTTCAAACCAAATAAATCCATCTCGCCCCATTCCAGTTTTCATGCTTTAATTCCTCGGCGCTTCTTTTCTTGTTTAACCCAAGACTTTGCACTTCGTCGCGACGGGCCTTTCTTAATCCAGGCAACAGCCGTTTTATATGCACCCATCGTTTCTTTGGCTGCATCTTTTCCTTTACTATTATCTACAATAACAATTCGCCCCTTGAACACTCTTTGAAATGCACCAATATTCTCCTGGACATTCTTCCACATCGCAGAAACTTCCTTGTCAGGAAGAGTACGGACTCGCCCACGATTTCTTTCTAACGATGTATCTTCTGTAGTATTCACAAAAATCATCATGGTATCATATCCAAGACGCTCCAAGCCAGCCTTTTGTCTTTTGATCTTCTCGACATTTTTTCCTGTTCCGTCGATCAAAAGCCCAAGTCGACCATTGATGGCCAAGTCTTGCTTCTTTTTAGTGAGAGCCTTGGCCCCT